GTTCTGATTTTTCAAAGCCCTGCCAAGGGGCTGCGGAAAAATCAGCTAACGCAACCCGTTGCTGTTGCTTAGCCTGCGGGTCCCAATCAATAGGAATGTCTATCAGGGGTGTACTCATTTTGTACCGGTTTCTTTTTGTGCGAGGAAGAGGGCTCGAACAACACTATTTATTATATAAAAGAAAGCGCGATGAATTCTGAGAACTCATCGCGTTTTTTCTCTTATGCGGGTAGTGGGGGTCGAACAACAAAAAATGATTGAGCGACGTCAAAAACGTATCTGCAACGCGCCTAAACACTTGCTAAAAAGGTAGTGCGGTTGGTTTGTAGCCCATGTATTTTGCTACATTTACAAAAAAGAGTGTTACCAAAACTGTTACCAGATTCAGGCCTGTGCCTTTTTGAATGCCGCGGTGGTAGCGGCAGCAAGATCTTCCCTCTGACCATCAAGCTCGTGCCGATACACTCCGGCAGTATCCATGTTCTTGCTGTGACCGACCAGCATCTTCAGCTGGCTGTCGGTCAATACGCCGGATTCAATGCTGACGAAAGTGTGCCGCATCTCATACAGCGTGACCTGAGGCTCAATGCCATTGTCACGCTGGTACTTCTTCCAGCGCTTGAATAAAGCTCTCTGGTTCGGGATCTGGAACAAAGGGGTGGTATAGTTCAGCGGGATATCGGAAGCCTTCAGCAAGGCTACCTGCGCTTCGTAGGCCTCATGGGCTTCCTCGCCCATGTCAAATGAGCGAATGGCGTTTTCGTTCTTGCCGGTGGTTTCCTCATCCAACCGGTTGATGCTGCGGCGCAGATTGACCGTGTTTCCTTTGATATCACCATACCAGAGCCCCACAAGTTCACCGGGGCGTACACCTGTAGCAACTGCAAACCGGTAGGCATAGATATACTCGTCAAAGACCAGCTTGCCATAGTAAAGGCGGGTGTCCACATCAAACAGAACTTTCAAAGCGGTCGGCTGTAAAATCTTTTTCTTCCCCATGCGGGCATTCTTCGGGATAGACAGCTCAGGGAACATCGTACTGTACCTGTTCCGGCGGCACCATTTCAAAAAGCTGATCTCCGTTGAGCGGATCGTCATAATGGTCTTGCGGCTCAAAGGCTTGTCGCTTGACCTACGCTGACGCTCCTTTTTAAGGCATCGCTTTTTGAAAGACATATTGATGGCTTTTTGCAGATCGCCTTCGGTCAGCTCGTCAATGCGGATGTCCCCACAGACAGGCAGAATATAGTAATCTCCGTATTTCTTGCACTGCTCAACATAGGATGTGCCGCAGGTGAGCTTCAGCTCTTCCACCCACTCGGCATAGAGGGTGGCTACCTTCTTCCTGCCGTCCCGGATACTGTCATCCAGCCATGCGTCCGCTTTTGCGTTTGCTTCCCGTTGTCCTGTTCGGCCCGGCGTGCTGCTGTAAAAGCGCTTGCGGGTACCGTTCTTCTGCACCGCGATGCACCAGCGGCTTTCCTTCTCGACCCAAAATGCCGTGTTGGTTCTCTTTTTCATAAAATCCACCTCCATACACAAGGGTACACTTTGACAAGCCTGCCCGGAGGTGGTACAATACAAGTGTTCATGTTGGATTGTACCCTCTGGGGCAAGCCACTCTGCAAACGCTCTCGGTGTTGGTAGCACCGGGGCGTTTTTGTTTTTATTGAGCTGTTGCAGATTTTGCAACGGCTGGAAGCAATGTGCAAAATTTGCACATTGTTTGGCCTTACTTCTTCGCTTCAGCTTTTTCGCTGCGCTTACGCCACTGGCTCTTCAGGCCGTCAATATGCTCAAACAGATCAGGCTTGATATCAGCCCACATCGGGTCAAGGATAAAGTCCACGCCCTCCCGTCGGGCAAGCTTGGCAGCGGGGACAAAATCACTGTCACCGGCAATCAGAATGATCTGATCAACCTGCTTCTTATACGCGAGTGACGCAATATCAACACCAACACGCATGTCCACGCCCTTTTGCTGAGCCACAAAAACGAAATCGTCCTCGGTCAGCTCTTCCAGCTGCTTTGTGCCAGCAAGAAGCTTGCGGGTCACATCCGGGCGCAGATTGTAGGCTATTTGGTTGGACAATGTACCAAGGCGGAGTGCAAATTTTCTGCGCTTCCGCAATTCTTCCAAAAAGGTCTGCGTCCATGTATAAGTATCAGATTTGTCCAAATCCACATTCTTCTTTGTCAGCGGGTGGTACACGCTGCGGCGGCCTACTGGCTCACAATCGTAATAGAAAATGCGGTACAGCTGACGCTCCTCGTTGCCGTCCTTATCGTGAAGGTGAGCCATACAGTAAGCATTCAGTTCCTTCGCACGTTCCTCGGCGGTCTTTTTGCCCCACAAGTGGGCTGCACGTTTGCGGTAAAAGCCGCCATCAACCAGAATTGCTGTCTTTGCCATTTGTGTTACACTTCCTTTGGTAAAAAATAAGACCCCAGGATTCAGCCTTCCCCATATCGGCGGGGGGCTTACTACCAGGGGTCTGTTAAGCATTTTGAAACATCATGTTTCTGACGGCATCCTGTAAAGATGCACCCCTATTATATGCGTTTTTGTTGATTTTGTCAACTCATTTTGCAAAATAATCAATTATTGGTTATTTTTCGCAAATTTTAGTGAAATATCGCTTTTCACCCTACCCAGTGCGTCCAGCCTACGGCCTTGCCCTCAATGTGCACCTCTTCCAGCTGGGGGCCGGTGTAGATCATGGGCGCATAAGCCGGGTTTGCGGGCATCAGGGTCAGCGTGCCGGGGTTGTAATATACCCGCTTGAGGGTAGCTTCACCATCAATGCGCACTGCGGCGATCTCTCCGTTCTCAACCTCCGGCTGGATGCGGATATACACCACGTCTTTATCGTGGATGCCGGCATCTACCATGCTGTCGCCGTGGCAGGTCAGGGAAAAATCGCACCGGATGTTCTCCGGCACGTCCACCATTTTTTCAATGTTCTGCTCTGCCGTGATGGGTTCCCCGCAGGCAATGCTGCCGATCAGCGGGATCTTCTTCATCTTTGGCATCGGCTCAAAGCCCGGGGGGATGGTGGGCTTCTTGGGTGCTAGTACAATCGGGTCAGCAATCTTAATATCTGTACGTCCGTACAGATAATTCATATCCACATTAAACAGGTCAGCGATTGCTTCCATGGTTTCAAACCCCGGCTCCCGTTCTCCGCGTTCATACATGTTTACACTACTCTTGGACAAATCCAGCTCATCCGCAAGCCGTTGCTGTGACCAGCCTTTTTCACGGCGCAGCGATTTTAGCCGCTCTGCAAAAGTTGCCATCAGGCCACCTCCCTATATTATTACAATCAAATAATAGCACATATCGTGCACAAGTTCAAGCACAAAAAGTGCACCATTCTTTTGCGCACATTTTGTGCACTCTGCGAATAGATTTATTTTTTGGTTTTGAGTACAATAAGTGCACAGAAAGGAGGTGACCCAATCAGATGGACGGTAAGACCATTGGCCACAAGCTGCGCGCGTTGCGTGGCGAAATGGACGCGAAAACCGTTGCTGATGCGCTTGGGATCAGCACTTCGGCGCTTTTTATGTATGAGCGCGGCGAACGCATTCCCCGCGACCAGATCAAAAAGCGCATCGCTCAGTATTTCGACCAGAGTGTCGAAGAAATTTTTTTCGCAGAATGAGCACATATTGTGCGCAAGTTCATCCAAAGGAGGCGAAGAAGATGAAGAACAACATCCAGAAAGAAATCCAAGAGCGCCGCGAACACGCCGAGCGCTTAAAGAAAATCGCCCTCAAGCTGTTCGAGCAGCTCAAGAGCGAAAATGTCAGTTTTTCGGACGCAGAGCGAATCATTAGTCTGCTTTCTGCATCCGTAAAAACTGAGCGCGATGACCGGATTATTTAATCCATGCTGGAGGGACTATAAATCTTACTATCCTCAAGATTGATTAGTTGCTCCAGACAGTCGCTGTACCAAGAAGCCAGTACGCAGGCCGCCTGTGCAGGGTCATTCAAGTCAAGACCCTGCGGACGCTCACCGCGCTGCAACGCAATCTGCAATTTGTTGTTTGCATAAGCAAGTGCCAGATTGTGCCGAATTTTATTTCCATCACTCATGATTTCCACCTCCCTTCTGCCCAAGTATACCGCAGGAGGGAGCCAACCACAAGGAGGTGAACCACATGGACAACAACAAAAAGCCCAGCGGACCTGTGGAAGAGGAACGCTGGGCGAAGATAGAAAAGGAAGTTCAGGAGCTTAAACGGAGCAGGTCAATCCTCAGCATCGGCTTGTTCCTGCTGAGCGGCCTGTATGGAATCTTGATCCTCTGCATCATCTTGAGAATCATCCGAATCGAGGACACTTTGACCTCGATCATCCAATTCAACGCTCTGGTTGGCGAGCATCTCCAAAGCCTCGGCGATTCGCTCATTCGTATCCTCAACGATTTTGAAATGCTCCTCCGTGCGCTGTCTGAAGTTTTCTGATCTTTCTGCTTCCTCTCGCTGTATTTCGAGCATTTCCTGTTGATATTCTGCCGTTGCAGACCATGAAGATTCTTCCTTTTTGTCATGTTCGCTGGACAATGCCTGACCTGCCAAAAACAGAAGAATTGTAACGATGATGCTGATAATTCCAACCCAGTCTTTTTGGGGGATTGCATTATCCGGAGTTTTTACTTCGGCGATTTTGGCGTTGATAGTTTCAACCGCCTCTGTAGGTAGAAGTGGTTCGACTTCATCCAGAACAGCTTGAGTACTTGCCAGCGGCACGGTTTCGGATTCTTTTTCGCTGTAAGTACTTTCGCTCCATATCGAGTCTAACTGATCCGCAAAAGCCGCAGCATTTGAGTAAAGATTTGTAATGTTGCTTGTTCGGAGTGCGGTGGTGAGATTTAGCACATTGGAATTCAGCATTTCTGTCGATAACCGGAAAGCGGGACTTTCCATTGCCGATCCGTAGAGCGCCGAAATCTGATTGGTGAAATTGAGATTTGCTCTGGCCTGACCAGCCAGATTCTTGGCGAGATTGGATAGTTGATACTCTGGCACACATAATCTGGCATCTTTCGCCAAGCGGTACGCCATGTTGTTCCATTCTGCGGTTTGGTAAATCGATTTCATCTGGTTGCTCACCATGCGAACAGAATCCGCCATTTTCGCTGCTTCGGACACATAATTGCTGAGTTCTGACAGCTGGTATGCTGCCGTCTGAGCTGCAGAGCTCAACTCGTAAAAATTTTGCATTTTATCACCTCCCTTCTGCCCCTCTATTCTACCGCAGAAGGGAGCCACCCACAAGGAGGTACATCTTCACCATGAACGACATCATCTTATCCACCCAGAACGGCGAACCGGTGGCATCCAGCCGGGAAGTCGCTAAGCGCTTCGGGAAGAACCACCGAGATGTTCTTCGCGCAATCGAGGACATTCTGGAGGGGGTGCGCAAAATTGCGCAGACCCCCAAAGATATCACAGCGCAAAATTGCGCTGTGACCCAGAGCGCTGAAAATTCAGCTGTGACCCAGATGTTCTTCAAATCCGAGTACACCCACCCTCAGAACCACCAGAAGTACCCCATGTACCTGATGAACCGGGACGGCTTTTCGCTGCTGGCCATGGGCTTTACCGGCAAGGAGGCGGTGCAGTGGAAGCTGAAGTACATTTCCGCGTTCAATGCAATGGAAAAGCAGCTGGCCGCGCAGCACAAAGGGCAGCGGGCCGTGCAGGATGCCAACATCCAGAACGCCATCGACCGGGTGATCGAAGCCCGGAAGAAGCTGGACGAGAACACCGCTTTTCTGGACGAGTGCCGCAAGAACCGCGAGGACAGCAAGGCCAAGTATATGCAGGTCAAGGCCCTGTGCGGCGAGTTCAAGGCCATTTACGGCCAGCATTGCGACACGGTGCGCACCATGGAGAACGTGGTGCGCGGCTCCCAGAGCTTCCTCACCAGCGCCATTGACAACCTGACCATCGTTTCCAAAGGCTACCCGTTCTACGCCGCCCTGATGGACAGCCTGCTGGATGGGCTGCCCGCCGAAAAGAAGGAGGAATAAAATGTTGAACACATCAACCATTCGCGGCACTTTCAAGCAGATCCCATACTGGAAGCTGCGGGGACGGTTCCACAGCTGCGGCTACCGCGATCAGGAAGTGGCCGAGTACATCGGCATTGGCCGGGACACCATGAGCGGCAGGATGCAGGGACACAACCCGTGGACCAGCACGGAGATCACTGCAATGTGTGAGCTGCTGGGCATCCGGCAGAATGAAATCGGGGAGTATTTCTTCCCGCGTGTCGAGGAAGGAGAATCCACATGAGCAAACAGTACACCCTTGCATCCGAGCGGGCCGACGCGCCCACCGGATGCGCGTACGTGGCACCGACGTTCTGGAACAAGTGGTTCCGCTGGGATGGAAGCCGGGCATCCGGCTGCTACCAGCTGGGCGGGCAAGTCAAGGACGAAACCCACACCGGCCTGCAGGTTTTTGCAGATGGCGAATGGCACCCGGTCATTGGATGGACATTGGACAGCTGCGGCCCCGCAACTGACTATCAGGAGGTAGGAGCATGAAAATCAACCCGAACGCTCAGTTGAAAATCCAGCTGGGATCGGATGGCAACCCCAAAATTTACGCCTGCGGCACACAGATGGAACAAGCGGCTCTTTGCACCGCATTGGTCGCGGGAATCTGTATGGACAGCAAAGACCCAGCAGAGACAATCATCAACATCATGACAGCTGCCGCTGATCTTATGGACAGAATGGAGGAAACCCACCAATGAAGATTAAATCCTTTGTCTGGTACTGGCTGGCAATGGCCTGCTTTGTGGTGGGCCTGCTGTACGGCATGGGGCTGGAGGGCAGCTTCCAGACCGGCGGCACCGTCTCGGACGGCGCGTTCATCACGGCCATGGTGCTGATCCTGCTGGCGGTATTCTTTGCCCGGCTGGGCTTCTACGCCGCCGATCAGGAGAAAAAGCGGAGTAAGAAGGTGCACCAGCAGCCCCGCAACACCGTGAAGAGCGGAAGGAAGGCGGGCTGACACCACCCATGAATAAAGGAAAGCACTTTACCCGCGTTTGTTTGGACTGCGGCAAGGTGATGGAAAATGTTGCTGGCAACCTGCGCTTTTGCGCTTCCTGCCGCAGAGAGCGCCACAACCAATATTGCAGGGATTACAGGGCGCGCAATGAAAACCCTGCCCGCGTCATGTGGTACACCGTCTGGGACGCAAAGACCGGCGATCTGCTGGCATCCGGCACGTCTGAGATGTGTGCCTGGCGGCTGGGCTACAAGAGCGCGAACCGCTTTGCGTCTGCCGTCAGCCATGGGCTCAACGGCAGCCATCGAACTTACAAGTACACATTTGCGCGGGAACGTATCGACCGCAGCGAGGTGGACAGCCTGCCGCCGGTACGCACTATACGAAAAAAGCCCGCCGGTGCGCCAACACCGACGAGCTGCAAGGGATGATGGATTCACTACTCCCCATCACCCCGATGATATCACAAAATCGGAGGTTTTACAATGAAAGGAATTTTGATCGAACCGGGCAAAGAGCCGGTAGTCACCACCCTGCCGGACACGCTGCAGGGCATCGAAGCACTGCTGCGGTGCCCCTGTGAGCAGAAAGTCCTGCCACGCACCCCGGCAGTGCTGGTGTACGGCATCATGGGCAGAGACCTGAACCGTATCTATCGCGGTCAGCATATCTACGGCCCTATCCTCTGCTATGGCTGGAAGGGCAACAACATCCAGCCCATGAGCAAGGATGTGCAGACCGAGATGCTGGACCGCCTCAAGGACACGGAGGTGCGGGTATGACGGACTACACCATCAGTTCCAAGCTTTCCAACGAGACGGTTTATGCCTATTACCGTGGCCGGTTCTGGCGCTGGGACGGCAGCATTTGGAAAGAACGCCACCTCATGACGCAGAAATTCGAGCGGGCCAGAGCGGCAGACAAGAATCTGACCCCACAGGCGTTTCTGACCAATGGCGCGGAGTTCGCTCCGCTGGATGAGTATGAAATCGACTGCGCAATGCTGGACGCGTTGGAAAATGCCAAGCCCTGCAAGAACGCCCCCATCGAACCGGTGGAAGAACACCCTACCCCATCCGCGCAGTGTTCGGATGCTGCCACTGCTGCGGAAAGCCAAACTGCGGCATCCCCGGCAGCGCCGGAGGAGTCAAACCCTACGACGGAACTGGCGACTGCTGCCGACGCACCCGGTGTTCCGGTCAGTGCAGACGAAAACGCGCCTGTGCCCTCGAGTACCGCTCCCACTTTTGACTTTGGCGCAGACGACCAGACCAACGCCCTGTTGTTGCAGGATGCGCAGACCTTCATCACCGGCAACATGGCCCGCATTATGGCCGCAAAGCACGCTCACGACCTGACCGCAAACCACTATCAGGGCAGCTGGGGCAAGTGGTGTGCCGCCGTCGGCATCAGCCGGGACACCGGTGACCGCATGGTGAGCGTTGCCGCACAGTGCGGCAACATCCAGCTGGAAGGCAAGTCCATTCTGGACGTGCAGCCCCTGAAACTGCTGTATGCTGCGGCCAAGCCCAGCACCCCGGAGGTGGTCAAGCAAGCCGTTTTTACCGGTGACATCACTACTTACAAAGAGTATCAGGAGCTTATGGCCCAGCTCAAGGCCGAAAAATCCCGTGCGGATGCTGCCGAGAAGTCCGCTCAGAACGCCCGCAAGGAAAATGCCTATTTCAAGGAGCTGGTGAAAAGCGCCGAAGCTCAGACCCATAAGGACGCGGAAAAGCGGGAAGAAGCAGAAAGCCGCTACGAATCCGCTCTTGCCGACATCAACGGTCTGAAAGAGCAGAACGCCCAGCTGAAAGAGCGTGCCGACTCTGCCGAAGCCCGCGAAGAGGAAGCGTGGAAAATGCAGAGCAAGGCCGAAGCCCGGGCCAAGAACGCCGAGGGCCAGCTTTCCGGCTCCCGGCAGGTGGCCGAAGCGGCAAAGCTCCGGGCGGATAAGCTGCAGGAAGAAAATGCGGCCCTGAAAAAGCAGCCCATCGCCGCTGTGGTGGATGAGGAAGAGGTAGACCGGCGGGCAGGCGAAAAAGCTTACGAGATTGCGGCCGGAATGACTGCAGACTATAAGGCACAGCAGGAACAGGATGCCCGCGATGCCTACGACAGCATCATTCTGGCCGGGCGCTCCATCACAAGCATCGTTCAGTCCGCTAAAATGCAGTTCCACAAACTGCCGGACGACCAGCGGGAGACCGCGATCAACCAGTTCGTTCACACACTCGCATCCGCTCAAGGGGAGGTATCCGCATGTCTGTAAAGATCATGGCCTTAGAGGCCGAAAACGTCAAACGCATCAAGGCCGTTGCACTCACGCCGTCGCCCACTGGCCTCACCATCGTGGGCGGCAACAACAATCAGGGCAAAACCAGTGTTCTGGATGCTCTGGCATGGGCCCTCGGCGGCGACCGTTTCCGCCCGGACGCTGCCCAGCGGGACGGTGCCGTGGCTCCGGCGCATCTGAAGGTCAAGCTTTCCAACGGTGTGGTGGTGGAACGCAAGGGCAAGAATGCCAGTCTGACCGTCACTGACCCCACCGGGCGGCGCAGCGGGCAGCAGCTGCTGAACGCCTTTGTGGAGCCGCTGGCACTGGACTTGCCCCGCTTCATGGAAGCATCCGACAAGGAGAAAGCAGACATCCTGCTCCGGATCATCGGCATCGGCACCGAGCTGCACACCCGTGACATGGAGATCAAGGCCCTGTACGACAAGCGCACCTTCACCGGCCAGCTGGCCCAGCAGAAAAAGCACTTTGCCGAGGAGCTGATCTCCTACCCGGATGCGCCGGATGAGCCGGTCAGCGCGTCCGACCTCATCCGCCAGCAGCAGGAAATTCTGGCCCGCAACGGCGAGAACCAGCGCAAGCGCCAGCAGTTCCATGAGCTGGCCCGCCAGCGGGATGCGGCGCTGGAAGAAATGCACCGTCTGGATGAGCGCATCGCCGAATTGACTGCACAGAGGGAAGAAGTGAGCAAGAAGCACACGCTGCTGTTCACGCAGGCCATGGATGCCAGCAAAACGGCGGAACAGCTTCAGGACGAATCCACTGCCGAACTGGAAGCATCCATCCGGGATATTGAGGAGATCAACCGCAAAGTCCGCGCCAACCTCGAAAAATCCCGCGCCGAGGACGAGGCTGCCCAGTATGACAGTGAATATAAGCGCCTGACTGAAGCCATCACGCAGAAGCGTGCCGACCGTATGGCCCTGCTGAACGGTGCCGACCTGCCCCTGCCGGGCCTTGGCGTAGAGGACGGTGCCCTTACTTATAAAGGCAAGCACTGGCGGGATATGTCCGGCAGCGACCAGCTGCGGGTGGCCGCTGCCATCGTCCGCCGCCTGAACCCGGACTGCGGTTTTGTACTGCTGGACAAGCTGGAACAGATGGACATGACCACCCTGCAGGAGTTTTCCGCATGGCTGGAAGCCGAAGGCCTGCAGGCCATCGCCACCCGCGTTTCCACCGGCAGTGAATGCCAGATCATCATTGAGGACGGCATGGTGAAGGATGCCGAACCCACCCTGCCGCCCGTCACCGAAAAGCCCCAGCAGAAGAGCTGGACGAAAGGAGCGTTCTAAATGAGCAAATATGCAGTTACCACCGGCATCCAGAATGCGCCGGTCAAGACCGTGCTGTACGGCCCGGAGGGCATCGGCAAAAGCACCTTTGCCTCTTACTTTCCGGACCCCGTATTCATCGACACCGAGGGCGGCACCAAGCGGCTGAACGTCAAGCGCCTGCCCCAGCCCACCAGCTGGACCATGCTGCTGGATGAGGTGGCCGAGGTACGCAAGGGCAGTGTCCCCTGCGGCACGCTGGTCATTGATACCGCCGACTGGGCTGAACGCCTGTGCATTCAGGCCGTGTGTGCCAAAGCCAAGGTGAACGGCATCGAAGATTTCGGCTACGGCAAGGGCTACACCTATGTTAAGGAAGAGTTCGGCAAGCTGCTGGACGCTTTGGAAGAGGTGCTGCAGGCCGGGCACAACGTGGTGGTGCTGGCCCATGCCGCTATTACCAAATTTGAGCAGCCGGACGCTGTGGGCAACTACGACCGCTGGAGCATGAAAACTTCCAAACAGGTGGCCCCGCTGCTGCGCGAGTGGTGCGATATGCTGCTGTTTGCCAACTACAAGACCGTTGTGGAAAAGGTGGGCGACGGCAAGAACGCCAAGAGCAAGGCCAGCGGCGGCAGGCGTGTACTGTACACCGCGCATCACCCCTGCTGGGATGCCAAAAACCGCTTTGACCTGCCGGAGGAAGTACCCTTTGACTATGCCAGCATTGCCGCCTGCATCCCCGGCGCTATGTCTGCACAGGCACCGAAACCGGAACCGCAGCCGCGTTCCCAGCCGGAAGCCGACATCCTGCCCAGCCCGCAGCAGGAAGCAAAGCCGGTGGCTCAGCCGCAGCCCGCACCGCTGCAGGAAAGCTCCGAGAAAAATGTTCTGCTCAGTCTGGGCGTGCCGGAAAAGCTGGCCGCTCTGATGAGCGCCAACAAGGTCAGCTGTGAAGAACTGCAGGGCGTTGTGGGCAAACGGGGCTATTTCCCGGAGGATATGCCCATCAAGGACTACCCCGCTGACTTTGTGGAGGGCTGTCTGATCGCCGCATGGCCGCAGGTGTTCCAGATGGTGCTGGATAACCGTGATATCCCGTTTTAACAGGCTCCCTCACGGAGGGAGCTGGCACGTGTAAGCGTGACTGAAGGAGTTTTATAATAAAGGAGTAATTACTTATGAACGAAATGAACACCACCGACCGCGCCCTGAGCTGGGACGACGAATTTACCAACGAGCAGCAGGAGTTCGTGCTCCTGCCCGAGGGCGAGTATGCCTTTGAGGTCACCGGCATGGAGCGTGCCCGCTTTGAGGGCAGCGCAAAGCTCCCGCCCTGCTCCATGGCAAAGCTGACCCTGAAGATCTTCGGCGGGGCCAAGGGTGATACCACCGTGACCCACCGCCTGTACCTGCACACTAAAACGCAGGGCCTGCTGGGGGCTTTCTTTGAGAGCATCGGTCAGTGCAAGCGGGGCGAGACCTTCCGCCCCCGCTGGAACGAGGTCGTGGGTGCCAAAGGCATCTGCAAGCTGGGTATCCACGAGTACACCAGGCAGAGCGGTCCTCATGCAGGCGAGACCGGCCAGAGCAACGAAGTGCAGCGCTTCCTGCCGCCGCCCGAACCCAAAGCTGCACCCACTCAGGGCTGGACACAGGGGGCGTTCTAAATGGCCGAGACACAAACCCTGCGCCCCTACCAGCAGCAGGCCCGTGAACGCATCCACGCAGAGTGGGAGAACGGCCACACCCGCACCCTGTTGGTGCTGCCTACCGGCACCGGCAAGACCATCGTGTTTGCATCGGTAGCAGCCGATCAGGTGCGGGCGGGCCACCGGGTGCTCATTCTGGCGCATCGCGGTGAGCTGCTGGAACAGGCAGCGGACAAGCTGCAGCGCTCCACCGGCCTTGTCAGCGCGGTGGAAAAGGCAGATGCCACCTGTCTGAATACATGGTTCCGTGTGGTGGTGGGCAGCGTGCAGACCCTGCAGCGCACCGCCCGGCTGGAACGCTTTCCGCATGATTACTTTGGCACTATCATCATCGACGAGGCCCACCACGCCATTACCGACGGCTACCGCCGCATCCTCGACTACTTCGGCAGCGCCAAGGTGCTGGGCGTGACCGCCACGCCGGATCGCGGCGACATGCGCAATCTGGGCGAGGTGTTCGACAGCCTTGCCTTTGAGTATAAGCTGACCGATGCCATCAAAGAGGGCTATCTGTGCCGCATCATGGCCCAGACCATTCCGCTGAAGCTGGACATTTCTTCTGTCACCATGAGCGGCGGGGACTACGCCGTGGGAGACCTCGGCACTGCGCTTGACCCCTATCTGGAACAGATCGCCGCCGAGATGGCCCAGCGCTGCAAAGGCCGCAAAACGGTGGTGTTCCTACCCCTCATCAAGACCAGCCAGAAGTTCCGCGACCTGCTGAACTCCCATGGATTCTGTGCCGCCGAGGTCAACGGCCAGAGCACCGACCGCAAGGAAGTGCTGGCGGATTTCGATGCAGGCAAATACAACGTGCTGTGCAACTCCATGCTGCTCACCGAGGGCTGGGACTGCCCGTCTGTTGACTGCGTGGTGGTGCTGCGGCCCACCAAGGTACGCAGCCTGTACAGCCAGATGGTAGGGCGCGGCACCCGGCTCTCCCCGGGCAAGAGCGATCTGCTGCTCCTCGACTTTTTGTGGATGACCGACAAGCACGAGCTGTGCCGCCCGGCTGATCTGGTTTGTGAGGACCGCGCCGTGGCCCGGCAGATGACCGAAAATCTGGCCGAGAGCGGCTGCCCGCAGGACATCGAGGAAGCCGCCGTGCAGGCCAGCGAGGACGTGGTGGCCCAGCGGGAGGAAGCCCTTGCAAAACAGCTGGAAGAACAGCGCCGCAAAAAGGCCAAGTTGGTGGACCCGCTGCAGTACGAGATGAGCATTCAGGCCGAGGACCTTGCCGGGTATGTGCCGGCCTTTGGCTGGGAAGCAGGCCCGCCCAGCGCTGAACAGACTGCTGCTCTTGAGAAAATGGGCATCCTGCCGGACGCGGTGGAATCCGCAGGCAAGGCTTCCCTGCTGCTGGACCGGTTGAACAAGCGCCGCGCTGAAGGCTTGACCACACCCAAGCAGATCCGCGTGCTGGAACGTTATGGTTTCCAGAGCGTGGGCACGTGGAGTTTCGATGCAGCCAAACACATGATCGACCGCATTGCGGTGCAGGGCTGGCGCGGCGTGCCCAAGGGCGTGAACCCAAAGACTTACACTCCTGCACAGGAGCCGCCCACATCAGACATTGACTTCGGATGGTAACGCGAATGGAACATGAAAATGAACTCAAGGAAGCATTGGACTTCGTATCCCCGTCCGCCCTGACCTATGACGAA